CTCCAGCAAAACTTTTCATCTACCAAGTCTCTCTCATGTCTACTGTTATACTTGTTAATCCGCCAATGCCTACATCAAATTTTTGTACATCATTTTCACTAATTGCTGTGAATGGTACTGCTGTTAATGTAAGGTCAGTGTCATTAGGTACACTTGCTACCAAACTACCTGCGAAATATAATGTAGCAACACCACTGCCATCACTTGTGCAAGTTGCCACTGCCTGATATACTTTTGAATGATTGTCAAACTTAAAAAAATCACCTGAGTAAAGAACTTCTTTGTTTGCTCCACAGTTGTCTAGTGCTACACTTTTTGCCCCAGCCGCATAACTTGTGGTTGTTGCTGGTGTTGTGCTAGGTGGATTAGTTGACTTTGAATAACTTACTTCTGGCAATACAATTTCAAAACTAAAAAGACTTCCATATGTTTGTGCTAGGAAACCTTCTACAAGTCCTGCTTCTCTATCCGTTAGTGTTGGATATTTTATTTGCCAATTGTAAAATGTATGTCCTTGACCAACACGTCTTGTTTTGCCTGAAAATGTTTCAGTTGCCAATGTTGGTGTATTGGTTGAAATTGTTACTTTATTAAAACTTGGTGATGTTGGATATTGACTTGCTATATCAGCCATTAGAACCTACTCCTTTGTCCGCTCTCTAACATAGCATCTGATATCACTTGTTGGATAACACCTCTTCTGCTAACCAATAGTTCATCAAAGCCTTGTGTGTCTACGGCTTGTATTTGAAAATTAACGTTTACTTCTTTGCCACCCATATCGTCCATTCTATCTATTCTACCACTGATGTTTGGTGTAAAGATTTCAGGACCTGTTTCTCCAACTAGGAATGATTTACCTTCTTGTACAGGTCCACCTAGTTGTCTACCACTGTATGTTTGACTTCTAATTGTAGCAACGTTTGCCAAACCAGCCGCTACGGCAATTGCCGCACCAATGAAACCAAATGGTGGTGGATATGTTGCAAGTGCTAATGTTGCCGCTTGGTAAGTGGCCATAATTGCTTCAGCAATACGTAGAGCCTTACTTGCCTCAAATGCTTGTTTGTTGTATCTGCCTAATTGTTCAAATGCGTCCCCTGCCTGACCAATAAAGAACTGATACTTTTCTGCTTCTGATTTTTTCTCAAACTCAACTCTCTTTTTGAAGATTGCTTGTTGTTTTTCTTGTTGACCAATACGCTGTAATTCTGCTGTGTTAGTTGCTGTCATTACTTCGTTGATTGCTTTCTTTTCAAACAACACTTGACGTTCTAATGATTTCATAAAGTTTTGTTCTTTACGTCTATTGAAATCTTCGTTTAGTCTGTGCTTTTCATTTAGGTACTGTATTTCAAGTCCCTTAAGTGCGTTGCGTTGGTCTTTTTCTGATTTGAAATCTTGTGATAGGATGTCTGCTTTTGCTGACTCATACACTTTTGCTAATTCATCTAAATCTGCTTGTAAGGCACTTGGATCAAACTGTGCTCCGCCTTCCATAAGTGCTTTCTTCATGTCTTTGAATTTTTGTGTAACTTTTTCTACGGCTTTTTCAGTATCTTTCATACTGTTTTGAATTTCATTTTGTGCTGTTTTAGTTTCGTCAGTTTGCTGATTTAATTCATACTGTGCTTCATACTGTGCTCTTGCCGCCGCTGTTGCTTGATCATAACTTAGACCTTGATCTACCCAAGTTTGAGTAAGTTCTGCAATAACTTTTTTACTTTCTTCTGTCGCTTGTTGAATAAGTTCATTTGATAATACAGCATCTTTAACTTTTGTTGTAGTTTCTTCAACAGCAATACTTAATTTTTCATATCCTTCAATGGCAACATCTTTAAGAGCGCCACGCATTTCAGCACTACTTCTTGTTACTAATTTTTCAAATCCAAAAAATTCGCTAACAGCATTGATGCCACCTGCTACGCTGTCTACTAAAAAATCAAATGTATCTGTTACAACGCCAATTGCTTTCTTAAATGCTCCTACTAAGAAATCAGCAACACCGCTAAACACTTCGCCCATTTTGTTTACCACAGCCATTACTTGACTAATAGTTCTACCAAGTCCATTCTCCATACTTAGATATGTGATGGCACTTGCGGCCGCTACTGCTAACAGTCCAATTGGATTTCTTGCCATTGCCAGTGTAATTGCTTTGATACCGCCTGCTACACCTTTAAGTACTGCTATTAGGCCTGCGCCTCCTAATACTGCTGTTAAGATTTTACCTGCTTGGATAAAATTACCCATATCAAAGTTTATTTCTTTTAGGAATTTTGTAGTTTGGAAAATAGCAAAACCAACTTCTTTACCTAGTTCTCTAGCAAGATCTTTTGATCCTATAACTGCGTCTTGTAAAAATTTAACAAAGTCTGTTGAAGCATCTCTAAATCCGCCATCACCAAATGCTTTTTGTACAAGGCCTACGTTGTCTTGTAAATTACTCAATGCTCCTGTGAGTGTGTTTGCTGATCTTTCTAATGCTCCACTAAATTCAGTTTGACCAATTTGTTCAATAAAGTCAATTATTGATTGTCCATCATTGTCAATTTGTGTAGCAACACCTCTAAAGTTTACAGTAAGTTTATCACCTTCTGTTTTAACTTTGATACCTAATTGTTTAAGCATTTCAAATTCGCCTGTTGTGGCGTTGAATACTGCTTTGGCAACATCATCTATTCTTTTACCCATACCCGCGGCAATGTTACCCACGTTGGTCATAAATTCAGTTGTTGGTTTTAGTCCTGCGTTCTTAAATGTAATAAACGCATTTGTTACTTCTGCAAGTTGGAAGGTAGTGCCTGCTGTAAAGTCCTCAATCAACTTCATTGATTCAGCGGCTCTTACAGCATCACCTTCAATTGTAATTAAAGTATTTTTAAGATCTTCAAATGTACGAATTGTCTGGATTGTGCTTTGGATTATTTTAGCACCACCAATTGTAGCCAATGCCGCCGCCGCTATACCAGCCACTTTGGTAACACTGAACATAGATTTTTCTACACGCTTTAAGTTTTTTTGAACTCTCGCCGTAGCACGATCTAGGTTTCTTGTATTGCCTTTGAACTGTATAGTAACATCTTGAGCCATTGGGCTATCTCCTTGCTTTTGCTTTATTCATTGCTTGGCGTTGTTCATCTTGTTCTAACTTGTAGAAGGCCGCCCAGCCATGGAATTCAGCGGTTGTCATTTTCATAACTTGTGTAATCGTTAGACCCAAATCTTTACCTAATCTGTACATGAACATTAGGTCTGGGTCCTCCTTTAGTTTTTTTCAACTATTTCCAAGTTACTATCTGCCACAGCACTATTCATGTCACCTACAACGCGGATCACCACTGAAGGATCTACCTCATTCATAAATGTCATCTTGTCTGCTTTCTTAAACATCTTCGTACCATCTGCGTTTCTGCCTTTGGTAATCAATGTCTCAACCAGTGCTTCCACTGTTTTATTCTGTTGTGCTAATTCAATCAATCTTGATTCTTCTGCAAGTGTATTGCTGTTCTTAAACCAGATTTCACAATCACCCCATTCAGGTACTTTGATTGACATCATGTCACCACTAATTTTACTGCGGAAGTGGGCGGTCGCTTTATCTATTGGGTTACTCATCTTATTCTCCGTTTGATTTCACGCACCGTAGGTTTGATTATGCCTTTAGGTGCTTGTTTACTATAGCCCTCTTCTAATCGCCCTATATAAGGGACTTTGTTGTTTACATTAAAGCCTTGGCTAGTTTCCTTTTTATTCCAACCTCTGCGGGCTCTACCGCTTTTGATTGGAGTAAATTTCTTAACTGACTCTTCAACGATTGTAGCAACTCTTTCTACTACAGCCTCTAACTCCTCGTCAATTTCACTTAAGGCGGAATCTATGCCAATGACTTTAATGCTCAACATAAGTTTACTCTTACGTGTTCTCGTAAGTTACACCACCGCTACCTTGGAAACTGATAGATGCTTCTACCATGCCGTCCATTGATGCGTTTAGAGTAAATCCTGTAACGATGATCTCACCACTGAACTTAGTTGCCGCGTGGTTAGTTTCATCTGGGAATAACTCAATTGTGTAAGGTGTGTGTCCAACTGGTTGTAGTGTTGGGTTAAATGGTGACATATCAGTTCCACTGTCTGCTATTGGGAACTCATCGCCATCATAGTAAATTTCAGCGGTACCTGAAAAAGAACTTAGTCCTTTTACATACGTTCTGCTGTCATTACCCATAGTTGTAGTTTCAATTGTATCTGATGTAATTTCAAGTGAAAATGAACGAACACTTGCCACAGAGGTTAGTGATCCGCTTGCATCATCCATTTTAACCACACCATTGTTTCCAGTAATAATACTTGCTAAAGCCATTATTTTTCTCCTTTGTTGCTGGTTACGTTAAAAGACGCTTTTTTTTCTGTGGGCGCCTGTTCCACTTGTTCACTGCCATCAGTTTTGATATCAGTAAATTCTTTTTTAGGTGGTTTCACAGTTGCTTTGACTTCTAGTGTTGCGTCTAAGAACTTGTCCCAACCTTGTTTTTCTAATTCTGGCACCAAAGAGTGATCCACCACTTCTTTTGTACGAGAACCTTTTTTCATTTTGATCATAGTTTTCTCCTTATGCTGATCCTCTTTGGAAATAGTAAACTACTTCAAACTCAATTAGTATTTCTGCTAATGGAGCCAGTCTTTCTACTACTTCTATTGATGTTATCATTGAATTCTGTACTTGACTTGATGTCTTATTTCTGTATCTATCTGAGTCAAGTGTTTCTTCAATGGCTTCAATAAGAGCATTACGTTTAGCATCAAGTTCTGTGCCTCTTTGAAATCCTCTAATTTGAAATGATATTGTGCCGCGACGAACGCCAGCACCCATAGTTTCTGTGTCACGCTCTTCTGAGCCTGATTGAATTAGTATTGCGGGGAATTGTGTTATTGCTAATTTTTCAACATCAAATGGTTCTCTTGTGACCAACACAGGACGTGGGTCAGCAATGTCTTTAAGAACTTCTACTATGTTGTTTGCAATGTCGTTGCGTAAACTCATTTGCTATCTACCTTTTTAGGCGAAGATGATGAGTTGCTACTTTTTCATTGTCTGATATTGTATTATCATTATTCAAGTCATACTCTACACCGTCTCTTAGTACTAAATCCATTTCACGTTCATACTCTGCTCTGTAGTGTTCCATCTTTCTTTCAAAGACGTCTACGTCTGGTTCAAATCGTGATAGTTTTGGATAAATGTGATACCCCAATGCTTGATAGACACAGGCACGGGTCAGTTGACTTGCTGTATATAGATCTTCGTCTGGCTCTTGATTACCACCAGCCACGTGCTTTACATCATAAAGTCCAATTTGCTGTGTGGGCCACCAACGAATGCGTAAATCTCTAAAAACATCAGATTGTGCTTTTACGATTTCGCCGTCAAAGTCTGAAATACCGTAATTTTCAATGTCTGGCTCAAACGCCGCGACATCTGTGATTGTTGCTAATATAGCCATAGGGTCCTGCTCCTAACATTATTGGTGAAGTCCTTCTTCATCCATTTGTATTTATTCGTATAAAAGAATAGGGCGCCAAAACGCCCTATTCTAAGTCAGTTAAGATTGATTAGGCAATCTGTGCGTCTGCTACTAATCCAACACCGTATTGGTCAAATAGTTCGCTAACACCGTAAGCCATAGAACCAACAATTTCTAAACTACGTTTAGAAGCGTTACGCTCTGTTTCAATTCTCATTGAACGCTTAACCATGTAACCTAATGCGTCAGTTGACATTACTGCACCAACGTATGCACCAGCACTTGCGCCTGATACTACGTTAGATTCAAAAATGTCTACACCAGCAATTTTACCTAAGAAGCCATCTCTCAAAGCATTGTTACCAACGTCTGATAGTGAGTGACTCATAGTCGCTCCAACGTTAGTTAATTGCTTTTTAAGTTGGTATGCTTGGAATGGGTGTAGTAAACACACATAACCACCATTTTGGTCTGCATTGTTAGATCTTAGTGTTGCCGCCGCTTGGAAGATCATATCTGCTGTGATTTCTGAGTCACCTGTTCCAAGTGATGTTGAAAATCCAGAAAATAATCCTGCTAAGTCAGTGTCAACTTTTTCAGCCATTGCTGAACCTAATTGACGACCAATTGCCGCCGCTACATCGTCAGTTGCACCTTCAGCCGCTAAGTCAGTTAGTTCAACCATTACACCAATTTCACTTGCTGTGATAGTTTTAGAAGTAGTGTTGAACGCTGTGTTGGCTAAGTCTGTGCCGTCTGCTACAGCCGCCGCCGCTACTGTTGGGTAAATTGGAACCTGTGCTGTTAAGCCTGGAGTTCCGCTCATGTCGTAATTACGAACAAGAGGTCTAATGATAGTCTTCTCGTTCATTGTGTACAATGCTGATTGTACAATATTTGCGTACAGTTCTGATAATACTGCACCTGTTGCTTCATCTGCCATGTTATATCTCCTTTAGATTGATAGCATTTATGTTATATCCTAATCCCTTTGCCTTTCATGATTTCCGCATATTGGGCTCTGTGATTAGGGTTTGTCATATCCAACTTGGATATGTCGTTATCTACCACTGGAGTTTGCTTACCTACGCCTTGTCCTGTACCAGAACCACTTGGGCCTGCTTGTACAAAGTGTGGATTCGCACTAAGGAACTCTTTGATTAGTGTGTTTGGTGCAATGGGCGAACCATTATCATCATAACGCACATTTCCGTTTTGATCTACTACATCTACTCCACCTGCGTCATTTAGTTTGACTTGGTTTTTCAATAGGCTTACTACTTGTTGAGGGTTGATTGCTTTTTGCGTACTTGCCTCATTTAGTAGAGCACCATCTACCTTGATAGTATGAAGTTCTGATTGATATTGTGTCAACTTGCCGTTAAACTTTTCAGCCTGTTCCTTCAATAACTTCTCATACTCACCACGCTTTTCAAGTTCTTCTTGTTGACGTAGTTCTTCTTTTTCTACCAAAGTCTTGTAGTGATCTAAATCAACGTTTGAGAATTTCTTTTCAAACTTTGCTTTTTCTCGTGCTACCCTTTCTGCTACAATACGATTTACATCATCTTGTGATAAAAGGTTTTCCTTAGTTTCCTGTGTTGCTACCTGTTGTTCTGTAGGAGTAACAGTTGACTCCGTTTCATTTACCGCTGTATCTTGCGTCATTATTTTACCTCTTTCTAATTGGTTGAGTTACCACCTGCCCTTTGACAGTACTGTTTGTATTTAGTATTTTTGTATCAAAACCTACTATTTACGGCGCATACCGCCTCTTGTAGATTTCTTTTTCTTATCTTTTTTCTTTTTGCCGCCTCTTGCTTTAGCCATGTTATTCTCCTTGTGCTATTATAACTTCCAGTTCTTTAACTTTCAGTTCTAATTCTCTTACCCTCGCTATAGTATCTTGAACTTCAACAGGTGGTTTGAAATCATCTATCCACTCGTCATTTTCTTCAACTTCTATTGCTATCATTTCTTGATTGTGTTCAAGAAAAGCAATACGTTCTATGATACCAAAGTAGGCCCATACAGCAATACCTGTGAATGCTATAAGACTTAGAAGATTTTTTAGAGGTATAGTAAATTCACTACCTTCATTTAATTTATTCGCCATCTTCTATTCCTTGCCAACTTGGGTGTTCATGCCATCCACATTCTTTCATACCTTCAAGTATTTCTGCTCTGCGTGTACGACACAAATGATACAGTTCTAAGAGGTTTTTCCTTGCTCTTCGTCCTGCTGTTTTGTTACTTTTTGTTTCAAACTGATGAAGATTTTCGTTATACTCTGCCAGCAACTCTCTAAAACGTTCTTCATTGCCCTCAATGTAGTATGGAACATCTGCAACATATCTATTCGCCATTACCAAACAATGCACTTAGTTCTGGATGGAGAGTAAGTATCTGCTCGTCTGTATAACCCTGACTATACATCTCACGCAGATGACTTACCATCTCACCCACTGATGTTAATGGCCCGTGTACCATTGCATCAGGTGCCATAGCCCCCACGCTCTGCTCTTCAAATTCTTCTTCAAAAATTGTTTCATAGATCTTAGCATCAATGTCTTTTAACATACCTGGTGATGTTACGTTTGCTTCTTTTGCCAACTTCAACATATTGATATCATTAAACTTGTCTTGTATTGAGAATGAACGTGAATACTCTACATATCCATCCCATACTTGACCTTGATACATTGCCCACATACGCCAAATCTGTTCTTCAGCGTGTTCTAAGTTCATTGCAAAGTCTGCCAATTTAGCATTTAACATTTGAAATTCTGTTTGTAATCCAATGCCTGACAAACGTCTTGATTCAATTGAACGTATACCGCCTAAACAAGCCATTCTATCAATTGAGTCTACCTTGCGTTGCATACTAGATAGTACTGCTTCAATTGAAGCACCATCTGGTTGTAACAGATAAGGTTTAAGACCTGGGTCCATTCCTTGTGGTAGTTGTACAATTGATCCTGCTCCTGCACTTGCTTCTGTGTCAACAGTTTTTACAAGTGTTGGGTGATTTGTTAATCTAACAATCTGTTCAATCTCACTTGAGAATTCATACAGTTCTTTTTGTACATCAGCAATGTCTCCAACAGCACTAACACCAACGCCTCTGACGTTGCCACGTTGTGCGTAAACACACACCGCAGGTATTCTACCTAGTGTGTTTGGCATTGTTTCAAACAGTTCACCTTGTTTGTCGTCACCATCTATAATATACACATTTATTTCATTTGGTGTATATTCTCTAATGTATTGCGTAGAACCAACTACTTCTTCTTTTACTTTAAGATAGTTCAATGTATAAGCACCATTAGTTTGACGTGAATACTCCCAATCAAGGACGTTATCTGGTGTAAAGATACTCACATATGGTCTTAGACCTTGTTCTAATTCTTCTGCTCTTGTTGTAACTTGAGTTGTTGGTTTATCAACTACTACCCAAGCATTTCCATATACCATTGTAAGACTGCTTAGGTCTCTAATAAAAGCATCAAAACTTCTACCATCTAAGTCTGCGTCTTGCATAAATGCGTTCAATGGAGCACCTTCTAAACTGCCCATGTCACGTCTTATTGGTCTACGAAATAAGAAACTGTTGTAGATTCCTACAACACTTTTTGTATGATTGTCTACTGCTAACATACGTAGACGTTTTTCATAGTCTTCTCTACTTTCGTAGTAGTAAGGTTCTAAATATTTTCCTGCGAAGTAATCGTAGCCACCTTGGTACGAATCTCCTAAGAACTGCCATCTATTCAAATAATATTTGTAAGCACTATGCGCCTCTAATATCATATCAATGTTGTTACGGCTGTCCCCTTTAATTACTCTATCTCTAATATAGGGCATTATGTCCATCTCCTTGATTGATTGTTGTTACCAGTAAATGCCCAACGTTGTGGTGTAGAAGATTCAAAGTCTGTGCGTAGTGGGTATAGGAAGTCTACCAAATATCCAACTGCGTCAGCCATATGATCCAATTCTCCATCCTTTTCAATTACGGATGTACCTGGTTTGTAAACCATTTTTTCTAAACTGTTTATGATCTGTTTACATTTTGGATCAATAAACAATGTTCTTGTGTTCTGTGTATTCTTTAATTTAGCGTTTACACTATTAACACGGTCTCTAATTGGCGTGTGGGCATTACGCACTTGCACTTGAAACCCTGCATTTTGTAGTATTGAAATATCTGTTCTACCACCAGCACTTGTTTTTCTTTGTCTGCCTGCTGGGTCTGGATACATTACAATCCTTGACTTTGGATATCTACGTTTGATTTCATCACAAACTTCATCTGTGTTAGATCCACGCATACATATTTCATCTATAAAATATATTGTGTTGCCTTCTATTACACTTATTGACACACTCATTGGATCAACGTTAAAGTCAATGCCACAATGAATTTCTCTTGTGTCTTGTCCACTACAAGCCCTCACTGTTTCATCTCTATCAAAGTTGTAGTAGACCACACCTGAATAAGTTGTAAATGTTGCCAAATACTCTTGTTCAAATGTTCTTTGATCCATATCTCTTTTAGCCGCTTCAATTTCCTTTTCAGGAACTTGCCCTCCGTCTATAGTGCGATATGTAAATGAATTCCAATCTTCTGTGTCTTTAGCCATTGAATACATTTCATGACTAAATGATCCTACACCTCTTGGTGTACCTAAGAACAAAGCGTGTCCATTCTTATCAGATAGTGTAGGTCTTAAAATTTCTGTCCAAGCACGGGGATCTGTATCTTGGAATTCGTCCATAACAAGAAAGTTGAGACCAACACCTCTTAAACTGTCTGGTGAGTCTGCTCCTTTTAAGCATATCTTTGATCCGTTTTTTAATCTCATTGTTAGTTCTGCTTCGTTAGTTTGTTCTACCCAACGTAGGTCTTTGAGCCTACCTTTGAGTTGATCCCAAACAATACCTTTGGCCATTCTATAACTTGGAGCAACATACCAAACCAATTGGTTATTATGTGTTGCCGCAAACCTTGAAAGTTCTCTCATAGCCACGTGTGTTTTGCCAAACCGTCTGCCAGTGACCGCTACTCTAAAACGAGCGTCACTTGAGCAAATTTCTTTTTGTGCATCACTTAGTGCCATATATTAATCTTCCCAAGGTAGAGGTGCTTTCGCATCGCCGTCTTCAGGTGTATCTTTCATTCCCAGATACTGCTTTGATAAAAAGATTTGTAGCCTTTCTGATCCGTCCATTGCCTTGGTGTACATTGCTCTACGCAATGATTGTTTGCCTTCTTGTCTGCCTTGTTCTATGATTTTTGAAAATCTTTTTTTAAGTACTTCAGTTGAAATACCTACTGCTTCTGCAATTTCTACGTCTGAACACTGAATACACGCAAGACGAAATACTAAATCTCTATCAATAGTTTTATATTTCTTTTTTGTGATTCTTGGTTCTTGTTCCATTATAGTCCTCTCTCCAATACTCTGATTCTAAAATTACGTGAGTCTTGTAAACTGTTGTCTGTAACAATTTTATATTCTACGTTGTAGATGTTACCAACAGTACCACCACTAATTGTTGCTGTTGCAATAAAATTGGTGTTTGTAGTTGAATCAATTACAAGTGGCGCTGAGTCACCTGTGATTGTTTCTGCTGTTACTGTTATTGTGTTGATATGGTCTCCTGATGGCATCCAGTTATGCCAATCTAAACTATAATCAAGTACCGCATAAGGATCTTTTTCAATATAGGTACCTGCCCTATCTTGTTTGAATCCTGTTAGACTTAATCCATCTGCCATGCTATTCTCTCCTATCCAGTGGGTCGCCTGCTACTTCCACTAATTTTTTGTGTTGTGTTTTAAGAGTTCGTGTTTCAGACGGCACATTGAATTCTCTTATCTCTTCAATAATACTATTTACCCGTGTTTCAGAATTAAGGTCGTAAATACGTCTTTCTTCCTCAATTCCTAACAATCTTGACTCAGAATCTATAGTATAAACTCTAAACGGATCAATTATGTAAATTGTTAGAGCACTTACTTGAACAGTAAACGCTTGGATATCTACAATACCACCTAACAATATGCCGCCAACCCAACGAGTAGTTTGGAAGTTACTTGACATATCTGCTTCAGCAAATACTGCCTTTATAGCATCAACTGTTGTAGTAAATGATCCTGCTTGTATAACAGTTGCGTCTGTTGTTGATATTGCATCTGAAGTTAAACTAAATGAACTTGTTAGGTTAGCAACAAACGGTCTTGTTCTACTTGGGGTTGCTTGTATAGTTGCGTTCGCTTGTGGCGTCGCAACCCCTGATGCAATTCTATCAGCATCAACTACAAGTGTGCCTGACGAACTTATAGCAATTGGTTGACTGTTTACTTGGAATATACCACTTGCTACTGTGGTAAACGCACTTGACATTTCAACGTTTTCACTTACAACGTTTGTTGTACCTAGTGCGGTTACTGTAACTGATGTGCTTATATTTGCTGATGCAAGAACACTAAATGACGCATCAACATCAACTGTAAATGCGCCTGCTGGTGATATATCTGCTATTGCTGTTACATCACCATCTGCTGTAAGTGTTGCACTTGTGCTTAGACTTGCTTGACCATTTGCAAATGTGTCAGCAAATGTTTCAACCATTGGTCCCCAGATTAGATCTTGAAGACTATCCCATGTTGCACTACTACTCCATAGAGTAGGATGTGTTTGGAATGCGTTGATGTCTATGACACCAACAAAGTCTGCTCTTGCTGAACTTGATGTTGTTGCACTTACACTTATATCGCCGCCTGGCGATACTATTGCGTTTGCTGTTACACCTGTTGTAAAGGCAGGTGATAAACTAACAACGCCGTTTGCTATTCTATCAGCATCTGTTGACGTTGTTGCATTTGTTGAAATGCTTGATGTAGCACTTGCAATTCTGTCACCATCTACTGCGGTAGTAAATGTTCCTGCTGGTATACTTACACCAACAAGTGTTGCATCTCCGTCTAGTGTTGTGACAGTTATACTGACGCTTGATGTAATTGAGCCTGAATCAATAAGGAATCCACCCTTAGCGGTTGCTGAAGCACTTGCTGAAAGTGCCGCATTACCTTCTATGGTATCTTGTGTATATCCTACATTGACATATAGGTCACTATCTGTTCCAACGAAATTGTCTGTAACATATCCGTCAGTGAGATAGTCATTATTGGCTATTACATAAAGTGCCATAGGGCTTGTTCCCTATTAGGCCAGTGTAATAGTCAAATTGCCTGTAGTAATTTGGAACGTATCGCCGTCTTGGATAGTTTTACTTGTTGCCAATGTACCGTAGAACAACACATTGCCTGCGCCGTGTGTAGCACCATCTATAATAGCAATGTGAGTAATTGTACCCCAGTCACCACCGTTAGCAGGATCAAATGTTACGTTTGCGTTTGTAGTAATTGTACCACCTGGTGAACTTGCCGCCGCAAATGTTACTGCTTTTCTTGTGTAATCATTTGAGTTGCCAACTTCGTCAGTTAGTGTACCTGCTTCTAGATTAGCGTTGGTAGTTGCTGTGTCTACTGTTTCTTTGAACAACCCTACGTAAACTGTAGTAGGCGAAGTGTATGCTGTGTTTCTTAGAACATGGTCCAATAAGGCCGTTTCTAAGTAGTTACTTGCTTGACTCATTTTGAGATCTCCTTGTAAATGTTTAGTCTTGTATATACAAACA